AAGTAGAATTTGATGTACCTGTCACTAAACCCCCTACTCCCCCACCATTAGAAAAAGAAAATATAGTAAACGATTTATCAGAAGACGTATTAGCTTCAGGGTTTGAGGGTGTCAGCCCCATAGAACCAAGTCCTATATTGTCCAGAGAACAACTGCGTCAAAAACGATTGGTGTTTTATAGTAAATAACTCTATAATTTACCTAAATGGTTTACATCATATTTCTTATCTCCAGGAAGTCTATTTCTTAAATTATTTGTTTCTAGTTTATGTGCTTCTCTAAAACTATTATTATCAATATATTTAACAGATTTCCCATACTCTAATAGTTTTTTATTATATTCGTCGTAAATAATATCCTCTTTGGTATTTTCTCCGCTGTATTCTTCTATGTAGTATTTTTCCAATTGCTCATCCAATTGAACCGTGGTCATGCCTTTTAATTTAGGTATGACATCTCCAGGAAATTCAGGAATATAGGGTTCGTAATAGATTGCGTCAGAATCAGTTTGCCAATTATTAAAACATTTTTTAGACTTAGAAAAAGGTGTTTTATGTTTTGCTCTTGAATTAAAATAGCTTAATTGGTCCTCGTCCAAACAAGGGATTTCAATAACTTTAAATTTATAATTAGTCATTTCTGCTAATTTTCGGTATTCTTGATACATCCATAATTCATTAAAATAACCTAATATATAAATATTTTTAATATTATTTTTAATAGAATCTAATAGTTTAATTCTACACGATTGTTCGGCATGTGATAATTCCTCGCCTCTAAATTTATATGTAGTATTCGTTATAAAATACTGGTTTCTATCACAAACTGCAAATTCATCTAAATTATCTATTTCTAAATCAGCTATAAGGTGTTTTTTTCCTACACCAGGAACTCCTCTAATAACATATATTGTTTTATCTTCGCAATAATTCCTTATATAAGCGGAAAAAAATAACAAACTGGTCTCCAATAAAAATAATCCTCCACAAAAAGTAGCTACTGGTGCATTTGCTACCATATTCGCTAATATTAAATAAAAACTTTTGGGAAAGTAATCCATTTTATATATATAGTATACACATAATTCTTTATAATAATATAAAAATATTTAATATATATATATAAATAAATGCCTGAGAATTATACCCAATCAAAAGAAGTAGGAAAGCAAATAGGAAAATTTTGTTCGAAAATAATTAACGCTACAGGCTCTTATCTTAATATCGCATATAGTAGCGTTTCTGCTGGATACGAAGAATTCCGTAAAGAAACTAGCGATTCTGTTAAAAATTTTTCCAATAAAAAAGATATAAATACATGTGTAGAAGAAGAACTTAAAGAAAAAAACCAAGGAGAAAAAAACGACGATAAAGTTAACGAGGCAGAAATCTAATATAATTATATATATACTATAGTATTCGTATACAATGGACGTGTTAACACGGTATAGAGTTTCCAAAGTAATGACTAATTATTATGTGATGGTATTGGGTCGGGTATTAATTTTAAAAATGAAAACCCCCGAGAAACTAAGTGTTTATGACCCCTACGCTATTCTATTCTTATATTACCTGGGTATGTATGTATACTTTAAAGAGTATATGCCAAATTTGTATCAAATATAACTTCCTTATAAACCATAAGATATATATTTATATCAAAATCATATTTTTTATTTGTATCTATAGAGGTTTTCTTTAACTCGAAATCTATTTCAAAATTATCGACTGTTGCTAAATTAATATGACCGGATGGCTGATACTCGAGTGGAAATTCCGAAAAATTATACATAATAATGTGTTTTAAAAAGTTATTTTTAAAAGACTCATATTTGTTTTTATTATAAAAATTATTAGAACTATCTAAATCTTCTATAATATTCCCATTAAGTCTAATTTTTAGACCTTTTACTATTTCGGGGTTCATAAAATAGCTACTATTATTGCTATCAACTGGTGTTATCTCTTTCGAGTCGCGATGAATCCAATATTTTGCCAAATCCGAAAAATCGGTATTATTTAATACCTTATAGGGGTTAAAATATATATTATCATATGAAGTATAGTTTGACCACTGATTTCGTTCTGCTATATCAGACCTTTTAGGAACAATATATACATCTTTTACCAAATTATTATTATTAATCTTTATGGTATCTTTATATTTTAAAGAACGGAATGTGTATTTTTTTGGGGTAGTTATAAAGTGTTTAATTTGTGTGTTTTTTAATTTGTTTTTTTCATAATTTTCTAAAAAAACTATATAACAATATAATGTTGGGTCGCAATCATTTAGACAGTCTTTGTCCTTAACAAAGTCCAAAATACTTTTTTTTGAATTTTTTAAATGGCTTTCATGTTTATAGTATTTATTACCAGTTTTTTTATAAATTTTACTACCAGTATACCCGCCACATTTAAATAGTTCAGCTTCCAATGATAATATTTCGGTGGGGTATCCGATTGTATATAATTCATGAATAGATTTCAATTTTATATTAATCCGGATTTTAGATTCTCTAAGTAATAAGATTGGTATGAATGATTCGGGTATTCTATTAAAAAAAAAGGCCAAGGGAATAAATAATGTTTGCGCCTCAATCGTTGGGATATCAGAGTAATATTTATTAATAACAGGGTATTTAGACGAATTATTGATATTTTTTTTAGTACTGGAATAAGGATATTCTTTATTGTTACATGGATTAAAAATATTAGCAAAATTCTTTATGCAATTATCATAAACGTCCTTGGAGTTGTTATTAAGTTTCAAATTATTACTTATATGGATAAATTCTCCATCAATTTTTTCAATTAATTGATTATTAATAAATATAGCTGCTTCATCAATTATATTCCCCCCTAAATTTTCTATCCACTTAAACTGATAATCGGTGTCCGCATATATTTCCGGTAATTTAATACGAAATGCTGTATAATATAATAAATCTCCATAATCGTTGTCTATATTAAACACATATTCATTTGACCGACTAAGGGATCTTTCGCCCTCATTTTGTATCTCGAGCCGCTCAATCGAAAAATTGGTGTGTCTCATATACACTTGTTTAAAAAATGTAATTTGTGGATTGCCTGTAAAAAAATAATCTTCGTTTCCTATAGCCACTAACTGTAAAAGCGAGCCAGTCATTAGTAAATATATTATTATATAATTTTATTTAAATTTTTAAATAAAAACATTTACAAATAGCCACCAGTTTAATTTCAAAATAGATATAACCATTTATTTAAAATAAACTAATTTAGCAGAACCAGATGAAAGATCTAAAATATTATAATATCTATTATAAATATATAAATCATATGTAGCACTAGGTAAAAGATTTAACTTAAATTCGAACGAAACATGATTAATATGGCTAAAATTACACTGCCCCGAAGGCTCTTTTTTTTCAGGAAATTTAGCGAAATTAATTATATAAACTGAATTTTTACTACACGATGGGTAATTTTTTAATAAATTCAATTCTTGATAAAATTCACATGTTTTAGGCTCGATCCTAACCATTTTATTAAATTTCACCTGTAATTCGGCTATGATATTTTTTTGTATTGATAAATTATTTAAATCTGGATGAAGTCCAGGTATAAGATTACTATTTGCAATTAAATTTTTATATACAGACCGGTAATTCCAATTTTCTCTTAAAGTTACAATATCTTTACTCCTAAAAGCTGATTTATAACTAATAATAATATTATTTGGCGAAGATATGGCTTCTTGTTCGTATATTAAAGGAAATTTAGCTCTTGGTAGATTTTTAGATGTTCCTTCGGTATCATTCGCGAAATATTCTAAATAATCTATTAAATCCCCCCCACTGGCATCCCATTGTTCATAGGCTATTTTAAAAAAAAAGTTTTGGAATAAATTAGTATTAGTTTTTTCTAAATTATCTAAATTAGTAAAATTAAAATGTTGGTTAAATGCAGTATTTTTATCAGATTTAATAGCTATTATAACATCTTTAGTCGTACCGTGGGTTTCATAGTTATATTTAAACTTACCATCGGTCTTATATTCGTGCTTCTGAGAAATATCTCTTACTAAAGTTTCTCTATAAATTTCAATTAAGTATCGGTTTGAATGTGCGTAAAATTTTTTAAGTTCATGTTTTTCTAAAAATATATAATTTGTTTTAATTTCAGGTGCTAATCTATAATCGGTATCAATAAAGCCTTTGTAATTCCTATTACTCGGGGAACTAGATTCCGAAACCAAAGGACGCCTCCAAAAAGATTTATTTATTTTTGTAGTTGTTCCAGAAATGTTAACAATATTATTTTCTCTTACAAGGATTAAATCTGATAAGTTATTTAGTTCAAATTCCACTTCCATATCCATAAATTCTAAACAAGATATTGGAAATGCATCTGTAAAAAACCATACTGGAATAGGAATTAATAAATTAACAGGTTCATTATAACATTTGCTGCTGTCGGCACAATCAATCTTACTTTGATTGGTGGCCAAGTTAAATAAGGCCTTTTTTTCGTTGGATAATAACAAGTTATAATAAAAATAAAGAGTATTTGAATTAAATTCTTGTATAAGTTGTCCACCTATTTTAAATTTAATATACTTAATTATTTTAAACTGGATATCTTCCACCCACTTTATATCACTATAATGAGCCAAAGTGCCCGACCCGGACGGATCCGAAATCTTAGGTAAAGTAAGTGAAATATAAAATTCTTTTATTAGGTCTCCGTTTTTGGGTATTGTAATATTATAGGTATTATTATACTCGAATGATTTATGTGTAATATTATTTACATCCAACGTAAATTGTAATTTTGAAAAATTATTATATTGGTGATAACATTTTTTAAAAAAAGTTGTTTGTGGATTCTCTGTTAAAAAACTGTTATTTGTTTTATATGAATTTAATTGTAATTGTCCTCCACCCATTAAAATCTATTATATAAACATAATTTATTTTTTTATATTAGATTTACTAAAAATTTACTTTTGTAAACGTTTTTTGCGTCTTGCTATTATATTCCAATCATAAACAAAGTCTAATGAATAATTTTTTTTTTTAAATAATGTAATGAATAATTTTTTTAATAACTTATAATTTGGTTTATCAGTAAATTTTAACAATCGACAATGCTTCATATACAGTAAAAATTCCTTGGGAATACCTTTACATAATTCTTCCAGGGAGATATTCTTTTTAACACCGAAAATTTTCTTTTTCTTCGTATTTTTATTTGACCCACCTAAACCCTGCCAAGGTAACTTTTTAGTTAAAAAATAAATTAACATATAACCTATTGATTCTAAGTCATCTCTTCTACTTTGCTCGATTCCTTTATGATTTCTTATAGAACAGTATCTATACGAGCCCGTGAAATGTTTATTATCATTATACGGTATATGTGTTTTGGTCTTAGTTATATATTTTTTCGAAAGCCCAAAGTCTATTATAAAAACACGTCCTTTTTTTTTATCATTCACGCCTATTAAAAAATTATCAGGTTTAATGTCCCGGTGTATAAATCCTCTGTTATGGAGTTTTTCTATTCGATTGAGTATTTGTATTGAAATCATTAAAACTGTTTTTAGACTAAATTTTCTATCACAAAATTTGAAAAGTTCTTCTAAATTAGGCCCTAAAAATTCCATAATAAATACATAATCATGTTTTCTTTCGAGAAATTCGTAAACTGTAGGAAATCCAACAGCATCCCGTAAATACTCATAAACCAAACTTTCATGTTTTAATCTATTAATGGTTTTACTTTCTTTGCTTTCTATTTTAATGGCTACTATATTATCAGTTCCTTTAATAACGCCCTTATATACAGTACCAAAAGCACCTTCGCCTATTTTTTTTAAAACTTTATATTTATTACCTATCTTAACAGACATCAATTACTTAAATAAATATATAAAATATTTATGTAATTTTAATTTATGTAATTTTAATATTCTTCTTCCTCTACTATTAAATATTTTACTCTATTTTTTCTAGGTTTTCTTGGTTTAGGCATTAGCGATTCATTTCCGATTTCTCTATAATGTTCTACTTCTTCCCAGAATTTTAAATACTCTTTGTAATTTAGTGACCACCATTCCCGATCTCGCCATATCTCGGTTGATGAATACTTATTTATTTTAAAGTAAATATCTCTAGAAAATATAGTATCATTTCCTTCCTTAAGTTGTTTTTTTATATCCGAAACCCAATTAGGAATCTCATCTATTTTGAGAAATTTATCAGGGTAAATCCAATCTATTATTAATTCACCTATATCGTTTTTCTTAAAGTACTCAATTATAACATTTTTAATATTACCTTCGTTGTTTATACAAGCGTTAGGGTCTTCTTTATTATTCGTATCTTTTATAAACTCTTTTTTATTCAGATATTCACTTATATTACATTCGACAAAATCAACTCTGTCTAGATTACATACCTCCATTTGCTGTTGCATCTGAAACCAATAATATATAGGAGGTATTCCTGTAATTATTCTTCTATAGGGCACTTTAATTTCAACCATAACACCCTCCGTGGTTATTCCGTCAGGAGAAGCACTTATCATCGGGTATTTTTTATGTACTAAGCTACCGAATTCAAACAATTCAACCATATTTTTGTTTTGATATAATAGCTGCACGATAGGCTCATACTTTGTTCCGTGCGTACATGCTGGATTGGGAATCCACTTTTCTTTAAATCCGCTCTTTTTTAAAAGTAATTTCCTTCGGTTAGAAAACACACTTTTACCAAATATAATTGCACTTTCGCTTGCTCCAACACTATTTTCTTTCATTTTAAACCATCCAGGGGTCCTTTGTTCAAATTGGGGTATGGTTTTTAAATAATCTACCAGATGACTATTATCGTTGACTATAAAATTGTTATATCTATCTCCGCATAAATTAGGATATGACTCGCATATTATTTGTTTTATAATATCTTTGAAAATATATTTTTTGGAAAATTTTTTATCATAATAGTTACTCACTAAAATAAACACATAATCTACTAATGAGTTTAATTTTAAGTCATATTTGCCTACGATAGTATCTAATATATCATTAACATTTTTTATTAAAATCTCCATTAACTGAAATATATTATTTATATATTTCTTATATCAAAATTTTAATTATTAAAATATATGTATAATTTAATAAATGAACCGTGAAATCATTCGTTTAAAATGCGTTCTTTTGGGGGATGAAAATACAGGGAAGTCGTCTTTATTAAAAAGATTTGTTGATAACAAGTTTACAGAAAAATCCGTAACTACTGTAGGATGTGCTTTTAATTCAAAAAAATTAAAAATTAATGAGGTCGATGTATCTTTGGATATTTGGGATACCGCTGGTCAAGAAAAATATAGAAGTTTACTGCCTATGTATTATAAAAATGCCAAAATAGTTCTACTGTGTTTAGACCTTTCACGCGAAACAAATAATTTACAAGAAACAGTCAAATATTGGTTTGAGCAATTAAATAATAATTGCGAAATAGAAGAAAGAGAAGTTTTTTTTGTAGGGACTAAAAGCGATATTAAAATTGACTCCGTTGTCGATAAGATTAATAGGATAAAAAATACTTATAAAAATATAATTTATGTTGAAACCTCTGCTAAAGAAGGTATTAATATAAATTATTTGTTTGATTATGCTTCTGAGCAAATTATCAAGAAAATGACCCCTCCCATTATTAATGTAGATCAAACGCTTATTTTAGAAGATTTAGAAGCCCAGTCTTCTTGTGGGAAATGTAATATCGCCTAATATTCTCCAAATATATTAGTATTATTTAACGATTCTCCAAATAAACTACATCTACCTAACCGTTTTTCATTAAAATCATTTTCATTTTTACACTTTTCCTTTTTTGGTATATTTTTATTCACATTATTGTGTTTGTGGTCGTGGACCTGTGAATGATTCCAGTTTAAATCACTATTCATGCATGAACTATCTGTATGACAACTTGTAACTGGTTTCGGGTATAAACTATAATCTAAGCTCATATCTAAAGGACTGCTACCAATATTACTATGATTATTCCATTTATTTACACTTTTAAATGGTTTCATTTCTGTTTTTAGAATATATTTACTGACATCCGGTATTCTAGATGGAGAAGGTATATTTGATTTATGTATATATTTAGTTTTATCTATTTCATATTTTTTTAACTCATTTTTTCTAACAAATTGGGTCATATCTGGATATGGTAATAATTTACTTTTAAGAATAAATTTGTTCTCGTCGATTTTGTCTTTACATTTTGATTGAGGTGTCTTTCCCTGTTTCTTATGTGTATTAGTGTGTTTTGTGTGGTCCTTGTGTGTGTGTGCATGTTTCTTAGGGTGTTTTTTAGTAGGTGGGGGTTTTTTATGGTTGTGAGTATGTTCCGTAGGGTGTTTTTTAGTAGGTGGGGGTTTTTTATGTATGTGATTGTGTATTTTTTTTAAATGGGTCGTTGCTATATTGACGGCCTTGTTATCTTTATGTGTATGGCTAACGTCATGGTCCGTATAATTATGCATGAGCTCATAATATACTAAACATACTCGGTAAATATGATTTATAAAATCCTGATATGATGTAATTACTAATTTCTCAGCGGGGTTTTCTTCGTTATTAATATCATCCGTTGGCGGCGGGGGGGTGGTATTAAGTGCAAAGTCCGGCGATGTAGAGTCTGAGAACGCCTCGATGGTGTCTTCTTTTTTGGCACAATCATTTCGAAGTTTAGATATAAATTCAACCTCCCCAAAAATAGGGTCACTCATCAATTCTTTATCATACCCTATGTCGTCTAAAAATCTATTATATATTTCACATTTATCACCCTCCCACGCGCCGGTGTCAATAGTAAAATTAGCCATTAATAAGCCACTAAAGACACTTCTAAGTGTCTTATACATCGTCGCATCTGACAAATCCAATGGCTCATCACCCGAAGGGTCATCCAAGTCCATGTTCTTCCAAAACTCGCGGAATAAAAAGTTATTCTGCTCATTACCAAGAAATTTCTTTAAAAATTTAGTAACACCATCATGACTGTTTATGGGTTTGGGTAAAATTTTATCTTTCAATTTTGAAACATCACCAGAAAAATTTTCTATATCTTCTCGACTACACGATACAAAGTGTTCTAAACGGTCTTTCAGATATAAAATTGTTAAAAATAAAATTAATAAACTGATTATTAAATATGGAAATTTCATTAATATAATTATACTATATTAATATATTTTAATTAATTTAGAAGTTATTTATAAAATCTATTACTTTACATGTATCGTCGTCGTCGTAATTGGATTCGCAATATTCTGCGATTTTTTGTTGACAACCCTTCTGGTATTTTATACTAGGTCGTTTAATATTTATTTCGGGATTTCCGCACTTTTTACATAAATTATTATCCATAAACACGCAAGGATTCTGTGTTTTTTTTTGTTTTTTTGGTTTTACTTTTTCTGCAGGAAATTTATAGAATTTATCATAGGTATCTATATCTCTTATTTTGATATTATTTTTTATTATGTAATTACTTATAGAGATTATTTCCTCCTCACTAAGAATTTTATTATAGGTAAATATACTGTGTAAAAGTCCTGATAATTTTTTATCTTTATTAATTAGTATAGGTTTATTAGTCGAAAGTTTATATTTAGTATTATTATCTCTTATAATACTTTGTCCATGAACTAAATTATTTTTATTAACATATAGTTCATGACCCGTTTCATTTAATACCAGAGCTATGATTAACGAAGTTCTATTTTTTAAATTAGTTTTTTTTGGAATAGTATATTGATAAACGGTGTGCATATAGGTTAAAAATAAATAAATATTAAATCTGGTTGTTTCTAAAGATATTTTACAAAAATTATCAGGAATTTCTAAAAGAGTCCCTTGTTCATTATCATCCGATACAGAATAAGTTATAAAAATTGTGCTTTTATTAGATATTATTTTAGCAGTATTTTCAATTGCCCCTGTATTATTTTTTAGGGTTATGCCATTTTTACTCTTATTGTTTTTTGTAAATTTAATCTCAGCCTTTTTATTAACTTCAAATCCTTCCATATTTTCTGATCTAAGAAGGAGTATTAATAAAATAATTAAAATAGATATTGTTAATAATAATTTCATATTATAATTATATAATATAATTTTATTAGTTCGCTAAATTTTTACTTAGTTGTTTTAATTGTAATAGTAAAATTGAAATTGCTAATAAAAATGTTAATAAGAATATTATTGACACGGTCATTATATATGGATATAATTTAGAAAAAGTATATTTAATTAACGGGTCTACGAGACTTTTTTCTATTTTACTAATGTTCTCCTTTTTATTTATCTCTAAAACAAATTTATCAATTAAATCATTAAAAATATCTTGTATCATTACTATTTTAAAATATTTTTTTTTTAAATATATACTTAGATATAAAAAGTATTATTAATTATAATGAGTAAATTACAATTAGTCGAGCTTTCAAAGTTAAAAAATGGAACTATTTATAATATTAAAGAAAATAACCAAATTATAAAATTTTATTTAAAAAACGTAACACCTATGTTTAAACCAGATAAATACAAAAATTCATATTATATTAAATGGAACGTAGTAAATAGCAATTTAAACAATATTTCTAAAATAGAAGACGTATTAGAAAATTATTTTATAGAAAAAAGCATTAAAAAGAATATTATTACGAAGAAGGGTTATCCATTAATGTTAAATACTAAATTTATTCACAGCAAACAAGACCCTATTATAGTAGATGGGCGCGTAACAAATATAGCAGAATTTATAACAACTAACATGGAAGGGGAATACGATATTTGTCTAGAAATGGGTAAAATATTTATAGATGATACGAGTGTAAAATTTCCATTAAATATTAAAGGTTTGAAATTTAGTAAGGTAAAACTAATTTAAAATTATCAATTTTTAAAATATAAAATAAATGATTGAATACAGCGATTATACCGATTATGAACAGTTAGAAAGTCTCGATATAAATTTTATTGGAACGCCTAGTAAAGATTTAGAAACCGATATTTACAAGGTTTATTTAGAAACCCCAATCATTTTCCAAATACCACATGGGAAATTAGATAGTATTATGGAAAACGAATATGAGCGCCACATAGCTACTTATAATATAGTAGATTCTAAATTAGTTGAATTTTTCAGTAATTTAGATGCTTTAATAATAAATATATCGACTAAATATTCCTTAAAATGGTTTGGTAAAAACCTAAGTCAAAAAATGCTTGTAGATTTTTATGAAAATATTTATAATTTAGAAAATGACGATAAATCTTTAGAATTTATTGTAGAAGACGAGGACTTATTGGAGGAACTAACAAATTATAATATTGATGAAGATTTGCAAATAATATTAAGTATAGATAGTTTAGAAATATATAAAAAGACCTTTAAACTATATGTTAAATTAGATTCACTTACCTATGACGACGAGGATACCGTGGATGATTTAGATTTTGAAAAAATGATCACTTCGCAAAAAAATATATGCGAGACTGTAATTGTAGATGATAGTAGTAATAGTAAGAACGGTATTAATAAAAATAACGCCGAAGAACAGGTTAATAGCTCCCATGAAAGCGATGACGAGGAATTAAACGGTGATTCAAATGGGGATTCGAACGAGGATTCAAATGATACAGTCGAAGAAGGTGATATTTTAGAAATGGAAGAAAGATTGTTAAATGAAGATAGAGATATGCGCGTGAATATATTAAAACGTATCCAAAATAAGGAAGAGGAGAAAGAACATTTTTTACAAAATTCCATAAGGGCTACAACCGCGAGTGCTACTTTAAAAGAAAGAGCCGAGGATTTAGATTTTGAAATACAAAGTTTCCGTGAACAATTAAAAAATATATAATTAATTAAATAGTTTTGTAATATTTATTTTATTTTATTATATTATAATAAATATGAATAGAAACCAGATAATTAAAATTGTTTTATTAGCGGTTGGTGTAATATCTCTCTTATACGTGGTTAATATGTTTTTAACAAAGAAAGCCGATTCCGTAGAAAAATTTGTATCCGATGAAGTTGCCCCGGGAGTTACAGAACTAGGCCGTAATTCAGTTTATGCCCCAGTAAATAGTGAAAGCGAAGCTGTAGGAAACGACAAGCCAAAGGACTGCTTCCCCAAAGATCAATTAAGTCCCGAAGATTTATTACCAGGTGCGGCGGATTCGTCATGGTCCCAATCAGTTCCAAGCTCGGGTAAATTAGGAGACCAAAATTTTTTAACAGCTGGTTATCACGTCGGCGTAAATACTGTAGGACAATCATTAAGAAACGCTAACAGGCAATTAAGAAGTGAACCGTCTAACCCACAAGTTAAGGTATCTCCGTGGATGCAAAGCACCATCGATTCTGATGTAAACAGAAAGCCATTGGAAATCGGTGGCTCGTGCTAATAATAGTTCCATCGTCTAAATTATTAAATAAAATTTATTAATTTTATTTACTAAAGATATAATAATGAGTCATTCGAAAATACTTACTATTTTAGAAAACTATAAAAGTCTATCCAACGATATTAAAAAAATCGAGAGGAAAACAGTTTTCTTAAAGGAAAAAAAAAGCGATTTAGAAGATATATTAAAGAATTATCTCTTGGATAATAAAAATAAAAAGATAAAAGATGTAATTATAATTAAAAATGTTAGAAGAGAACCTCTTTCTCAAAAATATCTCGCAAGAGTTTTGAGAGATTATTATAGAAATTATTATCTTTCTAATAAATCTAGAATATCTAATATAGATATTACTGAGTTCACAGCAAAAAAAAGTAAAAGTTTATTACAATTCATTTTAAAGAACCGCACTAGTAAAGAGTATCACCGTTTAAAAATAGTAACCACTAATTAAAATATATATAAATAATAAGAATGAAATATGGACCGTTACTAACTATGATGGTATTTTGGGCATTATTTGTAGTATTAACAATAATGTTTTTTATACCAAATATGATGCCTGGCATGAGTATGATTTCATGGCCAATATATAGTATTATTAGTGGAGGGATATGGATAGCCTTTTTTGTGACTATATTAATTGTAACTCTTCGCATGAAGACATGATAAGTGTTTTAATTTAAAGATAAATCAATAATATTAATTATTGAAATATATTTGTTAAAGTAACAAAATGTGTGCCTTTATTAGACAAACTATTTCCCAAAAAATAGATACCTATAATGGAGATAAATATTTGACAAAAAACGATTTTGGGAAAATAATTAACAAACCAGAAAAATCAACGACCCATGAAAAAGTTCTTTTAGAAGATACGAATAAAACTAAAAAATATATAGAGGAAAAAGCTATTACGAGACGTCTGTCCTACGAAACCGTTGTTCTAAATAAAATTTTTAATTTATGGGTTTCAGATAATATAAATGAATTAGAAGAAACATTTTCACAAATAGTTGATATTTATTATAGAAATAAGGCGGAATTTACCATCGACACCGCTATACTTTTTAAGCACTTTTGTAGAGAAGTGTTTAGGTCAAATAAGCGAGAATTGATGCGGATATACGGGAATTATTTTTAAGTTAAAGCTTAATTATATATATATATATATATAATTAAAATTCAGAATGTCAAACGATGAAGAAGCTGATCCCTCTAAATACGAAGCAGAAATTTTCAACGAATTATATGATTTAATGGAATACTGCAAACCGTCCATGTTATTTGAAAATTTAGATGTATTTAAAGTTAGTAAATTTTTTGACAAGTATAGTTATTTTGATATAACTACAGAATACTATAATGAAGATATTATGGACGATATGTATTATATGGATGATTATTAGTGTTTAATAACTTTTCCCAACTCCTTTTCCATTATTATATCTTCTTCACCTTTGGGTGTAATTATATATTTTGAATGTTTATCGCTGTGTGTAGACCATCTTATCTTATTGAAAGGTCTCACTTCAATATCGCCATTTTTAAATTTATTTCGATATTTATCCATTAATTCCTTGCTTATATCACAGTTATTTTCGGTATAAACAATTTTAGATTCATCGGGTAGTGGTTTGTATCCATAACAATTTACTCCAAACTTTAAAGATTTATCTGGGAAAAACCCACCGTTTACACCTGGTTTTCCACATTTAGTTTTATGTTTCCCGCCTTTTTCTTGTAACTTATTCCAAAATTTTTTCTGAGTAGGGTATAAAGCCAATCCATTTGCGGACCACCCATAATTGCACCAATTAGCCCCCTTTTTATGCGCGTTTAATACATTCGAATAACTGGCTAATTTACTTCCTAATGACTTACACATTAAGTGAGCTTCATCATATGTAAAATCGTTATTATCTATATTAAAAACCTCCTTTTTATTCGAAAATTTTATATCGGCTTGTCCGCCTCGATTACATTTAGATTTCTTATCAAAAGTTTGAGTTCCTCCAACATATGGTGTTTCACCGAATATAGATGGATTGAGTGGGCGCCTCTTCTCTGGTTTATAGGGTGTGACATTTATTTTAGTTTCCGATTTTATATTATTAGGCGAAGTACCGATACTTAATTCGGTAGATATTTCAGGTATTCTAAAAAGTTTTTTTAAAGTAGCTTTCCAATCTAACGAGTTCCCAGTATAAGAAATATTATTAACATATAAATTGAAATATAATAAAACTAATAGTAATAATAATACTATACCAATTATAACAATCGTTTGGTTGTTTACTACAGGCAGAGCCGAATTTACAGATGATAATGATAAAGAAGAATCCATAATATATTATTATAATAAAATAAAATAATTTATTATTAATTTAATCGTTTTTTTTATAGAATAGACAATAGGCATTTTCTGATACTACTTTTTCTAAAGATATAGTTGAAACCAAATTATCATTAAATTTATACCATTCACCGTCTATATTTTTTATATATGACCAATAATGTCCGCCACCAAGCCCGCCACCATGATTACTAATACCATATAGGGAATATTTATAAGACTCCCTGTTATATCCTTTTACATATTTACTCATATCGAGATTATCTATGGGGAAATCTAAAAACTTATCAATTTTTTCTAAATTATTACTATATCTTTTAAGAAATATTATTAAAACATTAGGCAGAGTCCAAAATAATACTTTTTTAATAATTTTCCGGGTATCATCCTCTATTACTGTTTCTATACTTGAGAAATTATCTAAACATTCATATAGGTTTTTGGAATTTGTTGGGATTTCGATACTTAGCATATTAAATGGTTCGAAACTATAGCTTTTTTCATATTTATCTTTAGTAGCAGTCTCTATTTGTGTAAAATATTGTCCATAAAATATTTCTATAATTTCAGAATAGTCTTTTTCGAAAAATTTCTTATAACTGGTGTATGCTTTGATGGCGAATTCGTCGTATTCATCCTCCGGCTCTCCTTCGATTTCTATATAAATTTCTTTAGATAACGATTCTTGTAAAATTTCTAGTATAAATTGTAAAAATTCCTGTGAATCATTCTGTCCTAAACCGGAAAACTCAAATCTGTTTTTCTCTAATGATAACATTTGAAGTGTTCTTAAAAATTTAACAGGTGAGTATACTGCGTTTTTATACCATAAATTTTTCATAACTTCTTTCAAGGCTAATGTAAGTGCGCCACTTTTATTACTACTAATATTTTCTGTAAAATTTTCGGAAAACAAATATTTTAATAATGGTTGGGTATTATTCAGACATTGTAAAATAGAATTCATAAAACACGTATTGCCTAAATTTTGGAGACCACAAAATCCCTTTTTATATAAAAATTCATCGGTAATTTCAGATATATCGGATATTTCCATTGTATTACTATTATTTATGTTAAAAAATAATTTAATCAAATTTATAATTAAATTGTTTTAAAAATTTAAGACAGCCACCAATTTGGGACGAAATAGGGTGGTTTTTCGCCGGTATCGATACATGCCTTGAGTGATGGACCATATTTAATATGTTCATCAATTTCTCTAAAAGAAATATAAAAGTTAAAGTAGCGAGTATTTGACATAAACCCGTCTATGCCTCTGAACGCATTTAAATATATGTTTCCATAATTTTGACGAGGAAGTCCTTTCATCTTGAGTCTTTGCACTATATTACCATTAATAAATACATCTAAGTCTCTTTGTCTTACGGCGACAGTTAAGTGTACCCATTTATTTAATGGGATATTGTCAACATCTACAAACTCCTTAACGTGTTTAAAAGTATTCATGTTAATTCTTAAGGAGTTTTTGTTTTTATGGAGCCATATACCTGGTGCTTGGATATTTTTAGCCGTCGCATTACCCTTATGCAGTATATGCTGACCTTCTTCTGGTATTCTATCATTCGTATCAGTTCCTTTACCATGTGTGACATCGGCAATATATATCCAAATCATATAACTAAATTCTAAACCACCGAATTCATTTTTAGAACGATGGGCTGTGATCGACCCGTCCGTTTCTGGATTTTGTGTTATAACTATAGCCTTTTTACCTTCTTTAGTACCCTTTAATATCCAAGGAGAAGAGGTTGCTACTTGTTTATATCTCTTATAAATTTTACGGAATATACTTACTGAAGCAATAAATACTACAATAAAAATTACTGCCAGAGCAATTTTACTTAATGGAGAGCCACTTGTTAAAAAATCTTTTACTCCTGCAAAACCATTTCCTGCTTTAGCAACTATAGATGAATTTCTTAATCGATCCATTATCTTATATATATTTATTACATTTTATTTTATTAAAAATTAATAATTTAATATTCAAAAAATATATTATTTCCTTAATATATTTCTTAATATAATTTTAACAAAACGTTTTAAACCCTTTGGTAATTCATATAGGCTTCAGCGGCGCCCGGGACACCCGGCAGCGCAGCTGTATCGGTCGTGGGCGTGGTTGTCGTTGTTGTGCCAGCGCCAGTGGTGGACGCATCAGCGGTAGTATCTCCGTCAGCTGATTCTGTTCCTTGAATCTTTTGAGATAACCGAGTCAACATATCTTTCATTCCATCTGCACCTTCCGTGCCCATACATTTATTAAGACTATATTGAATTGACTTAAAGCTGGGAGGCGCGAAGTTCGCGAAGTAACCATCTACATCGATACGAGTGTGTCCCTTATTATATAAACTATTAATTCCTACGGCGGATAAAGCCCTGTTGTTATAGTAAACATCACTTATAATACCATGATACCCTCCGTTTTGGTTAATAAACATATGACGATTCGCATCTTTTGGTACTCTGGGGACAAAATCAAATGTGCAACTTTTTCTTAAACGACCATTAATATAAACATCTAATGTTTTATTCTGTAATACAACTCCTAAGTGGATCCATCTTTGTACTTTAATATCAGCTACGTTACACATAGCAATTTCAGTATTAATGTTAGAATCCAAAAGGTCAGGGACTTCCTCCTCCGCGTAAAATCCCTCCAAAGACTTTTTAAAGGTTTTATTAGACGGATTAGCAAAACTCTCTGCATTAACATCTTCTATAGTAGCATCATGGCCGGGTGTTATGGTGCTTCCTAAATTATTAGGATTTAAATTTCCCGCAGCGAGACCATTTGTATTATGGTGTATTATAAGACTTGGTTTCGTTGGATGTAACCATATACCTGGACTCGGACTGAATGCACCAGGGTATCCAACGTGTAAAACGTGTTTGAATTTTCCATAATTGTAATTCCAGTCTTCTATGTATAACCAAGCACTTATAGTATATTCTAAACCAATAGTATTCCCATGTAATTCAGCACTCATCGATTTTTTTTCGGGCTCTCTCGCGTCTTTAACTCCGCTCAAAACGTACATACTGTGGGCTTTCTTGTAAAATAATTTTTTTATAATTTTGTAAATAATCCAGCACATAATAATTACAAACACCACCGATATAAATGTTACAAACCATTTATTTTTTAACACAATATTCTTGAATTTTTGCATATCCTTTATTATATAATAAGGATTTATTTTTTTTAATATATTTAATAAAAAAAATATTTAAATTACTAAACAGTTTCTATAACCTCAGCTGAAGTAACGCCCTCGCTATCTACCCCCATTAACGCATCACCCCAACCCTTAATAGGATTAAATACATCGTCTTTGAAAAATTTCTTAACGCTGAATTGACCAATACGGAAGTCGCCATCAACAGCCGGAAGGGATTTTTGGAACCACGATTTAATATCGGTTATTCTTAAAGGCATTGGACCCTTAACGTATATCGATTTAATATCTTTATAAGTAAGTGCTTTATTAAAGTATCTGACATTTGATATAGTTCCACCATAACCGCCATAACTCAGGTCATCACTACTTCTTCCAGCGAAGGCATATTCGAATGATAATGTTCTTGACAATTCTCCATCTATGTATATTTCTAAAGAGTTCGGTCTAAAAACTACGGATATGTGAAACCACCGCCGTAAAGGATAATTTTGAATAGTGGTTGTTTTAATACCACCGCCCTTACCATTGGACTTTTTCATAGAAGCTGATATTATTAAATTATTCTTCTGTTCCCCGGATAAAAGTATTTTGAAAGAACCAGGCCATACTAGTATAGACTTTTCTTTATTTAAATAGGCAGATGAACCAAAGTCTTGGACGATTACCCAAGTAGTAAATGTCATACTTTTTCCATCTTTAGATGGTTTAAGTTTATCTAATGTTTTCTGTAATGTCTTTACTACACTGGCTTCTTGTTCTACTCTCTGAATCATGGCTTCGTTACTTAAGGTTTCATTCATATTCATAATGAATCTATATGCATAGTATATTAAAATGATAACCACTATTATAATTATTATTATTTTTGCTGTTCTATTTTGACTTATAGAATTGAAGGTATTCTTTAACATCGCTATATAATATAATAATATATTTTATCAATGAAATAAGTTATATAATTAATAAAATAATAAATCAGGCATCGCATTTATCTGGGGTAAGAGTAATTAAATTTTTTACTTTAGCAACACTTTTCTTAAACAAATGAATTAATTTATTAAAGGGGTTTTTAGATATTGGACCAGCTAAAAATAGACCTCTGATATTTTTCTTTGATAAATTCGTTTCATAATGATATATCCGGGAAACATGCCCGCTAAATCCCCCGTTTCTTAAATATTTCACATCTTTACCTGGTTCTAATTCTGGTATATTTTCTAAATGCCTTGAATGGTATAAGACACCATTAATCCAAATATCAACGTATCTGTTTTCTAAAATAATTGTTAAATTTAACCATTTCTGAATAGGTATATTCTCATACACTATTATTTCAGGCCGGGTATTATTTAAAATGGGGATTTCTAAATATAAATTATTATTTTTGGCCCCTAAATAAATTTTAAATTTGCCTTTTTCTAAAATAAATTTTTCGTTCATATATCTATAATCCCAATCTTTCACATAAAGCCATAACGAATGAGTAAAACTAAACCCTTTATTATGTTGGGCAAGTTTAATTTTATTACTTTTTACCTCGAAGCCATGCTTTGCATCATGTAGGAATTCTTTAACGGTCGTATACCCCCTATAATACCTGAATATTGCTACTATTAATATTATTATTGATATAAATCCACCAATACCATACCAAAATTTTTTATTTTTTAAAAATTTTAACATTAATATATAATGAGATAAAATATTTTTATATCATATAATTATACAAAAATATTACAACTAGGACTATTTAAGCACGCGTTCTATTTTATCCTTTTTCCTCAGATTCATCCCCATCCTCGTTTTCGACCTTTTTTCTAAATCCAGGAATCATATGAAGAAAATATTTATATATTTTAGTATACAAGGCCCTTGAATAAGGTCCTTTGGCGTGTTTTAATTTTATAAATTTAGGTTGTTTAGATTCAGGAAAATAACACAAGGATGATATTTTTCCAGAAAAACCTTGACCCTCTCCGCTCTTATTATATCCAGCTTTTTTACACATTAGGTTTAAATTACTACCTATTTCAGTCTCACCTTTTATAAAACCACCATTCCCTCCAATAACAATATTACCAGTATTTTCTATAATATCCCCTGAAAATGGTTTTGATATAGACAATTCGCCGTTTAAAAATACAGCAACACTTTTTTCGTGCGCTACAACAGCTACTGAAAACCACTTTTTCATAGGAAAGTCGTCTAAAATCATTTTTTCATTAATGATTTGATTATTAGCCATAGTTGATAATACAATCTCTATAGAATTTCTTTTAGGGCTTATATACATACCCGGTGACTGACTTTCTGAATAATACCCTATATTACCTTTGGTGAAAATATTTTTATGTACACCATATCTATATTTTAAATCCTCGACATATATCCAAATCATATAAGTGAAATGTCCCTTATTAATAGAGTTTTTTATTTTTCTAGAAGGTACTATTGCTCTGGTATCTGCTGGAATACTATTGCTGAAAAATATAGGGTTTGCTCGATCCCATCGTCTTTTTTTTATTATATAATTTATTACTAAAATAACAAATACCGCCACTATAATTGCAATATATATTTTCCCTTTTTTACTTTTGAAATTTATTTGATTGCGAATATTTACTAATCTATTCATTATTATTAATTGAGAAAAAATTTTATTTTTATATATAAATGACAACTCGTAAAGTTCATAATAAATTATACAAATTCGCAACTGGTATAACAAACAATAGAATATTTGATTTATACCTTAAATATATAGGCGTGACCGTCTTGACAACTGGAACTCTTGTGCCTGTAGCTTTGGTTCTTGGCAACGACGCGCTGGCGGATTTTTTAAAAAAAAATAAACAAAAGGGTGGTAATATTTTAAAAAATAATCTTCCTATTATAGATGGTCCGTTAATAGGTAATTATTTAAAATTAGCCGGGATAGCTTCTATTAATATAACAGCCAATACATTAATCCCTTTAGGGATTTTAATGTTAGTATATGAAATGTATATTAAGAAATTAAACCAGTCAGGTGGATCTCTTAATAAATTGGTAGAAAAGGTCTGGGGTAATAGAGTATTAGATTTATTTTCAAAATACCAGGGAATTAAGTTATTAACGTCCTCTACTCTTGTTCCATTCGCCCTTATATTAGGTCAAAAATATTTAGAAAAATATATGAAGGGTCAACGTGGTGGGGGTATACCAAAAAATTTACCCTTTATAGATGACCCCCTTTTAGGAAATTATTTAAAAATAGCAGGTTTATCAACTATAACTTTAACACCTTCGACATTAGTCCCGTTAGGTATATTAGCAGTAATGTATAATATCTACTTAGAATAAGTTTTGTATATTAAAAACAAAATCACCAATAATAAAATAATAATAATGTAATTTTTAATTTTATTATATTTTACCGCTGAAAATAAATTACTGAAGTCGTTTAATTGATAAATACCTATAAAATCTTCAAAACCTAACTGGGGTTTTTGTAATTTTTCATTAACTTTATTATGAACTCGCCAAATATATTTAACAAATAATGCTTTACTTTGTAAATTATATAATAATTCTTTTTCAGTAATATATTTTTTTATATCTTCTCGACATAAAGGACATGGTAGGGTAGAAATAAAATTATTAATAAGATTTAAGTAAGTATTTTTATCCTGTCTAGAAGGATTTTCAGGATATTGCAGAGTTATCATGTGGATATAATTCCAATAAATAGGACCCCATTTAGCAATCATTATGTAATATATATAGTATATTTTATTTTATTTTGCACCTGGCACATATTTTATCAAAACAATCGTTTTTTTTATACCACTCATCGTAATAGGTATGATTAGCAACGCCGCCCCAAACAATAGGTTGATATTTAAATTGCCTGCTGACCTCCTCGCATGATTGGCATAAATTAATATTGGTATAGTTTGGGGTATTATTTATTACCTCTTTTAATTTTGATTTATTTGCTCCCATGTTTTTTATTTAAGAGTATTTTAATATTAAAATATGAACATGAAGAAACAGATAAAATTTAACAATTTTAAATCAAAATTAATTTGTAGAAATTGTGGAAAACCAAACCATCATATAAAAGATTGCTATCAACCTAAAACCAGTTTCGGGATAATTTTATATAAATTCATTAATAGAAAACTTAAACTATTACTAATAAAGCGGAAAAATACTTTGGGGTTTGTGCAATTTATAAGGGGTCAATACAGTATTCAGAAAGTTGATTATTTACAGAAACTATTTAATGTAATGACCAACGAGGAAATTGAATTAATTAAAGATAGGTCCTTTCGATTTTTATGGAATTATCTTTGGAAAACTGGTATAGATACGGAAATTATTCCATCACACGATTATGTAATTTCTTTAAAAAAATTTAATTCTATAACTGAAGGTGTAAATATTGACACAAATCATTATAATTTAGATACATTTATTAAAAATAAAACTATTAATTACATTGATCAGGAATGGGGATTTCCTAAAGGGAGAAAGAATAAAAAAGAAACTAATATAGAAACTGCTATAAGAGAATTTACAGAAGAAACTGGAATTGACCCAAAATCAATTAAAACGACTAATAAAAAATTTATAGAAAATTATATAAGTTATGACAATATAGAATATAAAAATATATATTTCTTGGCTAAATACAATGGGACTGAAACCGAATTTAATGTATCAGATAATAAAAAGGAACAATTTTCAGAAGTTTCTGCAATAAAATTTTTTGAAATAGAAGGAGCTCATAGTATAATAAGGGCCTATTCGTGTAAAAAAAAATTAATAGTAAAATTAGTAGAAAAATATATTAATTCTTACTTATAATCTAAAATATATTATTATATTAATAATAATGGATTTTAAAGCTATATTAAATGAAATTTATACTAAAAAAAATAAATCTCTTGAAATAATTAATGAATTTCTTAATAACACATTCGATGATTATTTAAGTACAGAGAAAGAAACCTATATAAGAGCTAATAGCTTAGATATGAATATCAATAATTGGGACAATTCTAATAAAGAAGGATATGTTCGAAATCTTATAGATTTTTACACAAATTCATTAAAAAAAATTAATAAATTAATAAATAATATTGAATCAGATGTATTTAATATTAGCGAATTAGATAGAATTATTCTTGAAAGCGCTTATGATATATGTAACGAGAAAATAGAGGACATTATCCATGAATATCAGGATACTCCGGAAATATTACAATTTTATTTATATAAAAATCCATTTAATTTAGCAAATCATAATAACAAATTTTCATATTACCCCGCTCTTTTAGACGGAGTTAATTTTACAGAAAAACTTATTAAAAAAAAAGAATTTTTTTTGAATCAAAACAAACCTCCTAAAAAAAATACTAATATGTCTGTTAGATTTAGAAAAAGTTCTGTTCAAAAATTTGTTAAAAATTATATATCAACAGATACTCCTTACAACGGATTATTATTGTGGCATGAGGTAGGTGTTGGTAAAACATGCGCCGCAATAGGAATTGCTGAAAATTTTAAAAGTAAAATCTTTACTGAAAATCGAAAAACTTTAATTCTTATACCAGGAACAACTCTCGCGGAATCTTGGTATGATGAAATTTTTAATATTAAAAAGGAGTTAGATAATCCACGTAATAATTTTAATAAACAATGTACTGGTGATAGTTATACGAAACTTAATATAATTAATCCTAATAAGTTATTGAATTATAGTAAAATTAAACGTAAAAGAGATAAAATTATAAAGAAAAAATATACTATAACTGGTTATCAATCTTTCGCCAACACCTTTTTAACTAATTTGAAAATTTATTTAAATAATATTAAACCAGGTTTAAAAAAATTTAAACAAAGAAATTTAATAAAATTTATTAAACATAATTACTCAAATAGAGTAGTTATATTAGACGAGGTTCATTTTACACGAGAAGATAATTCTAGTAGTAAGAAAAACTTAGAAACAAAGAGTATAAGAAAATGCTTAAGCTTAATTGCTAGATATGGTCATGGGAATAAATGGGTTTTATTGTCGGCGACTCCCATGTTCGATAAGGCGCCAGAGATAATATGGTTAATTAATTTACTCCGCCTAAACGATAAGAGGTCTTTGTTAAAAGTAGAAGATTATTTTGACGACGATAGAATTATTCCTGCTAAAATAGAGTTATTCAAGAATAAAATTAGAGGATATATATCCTATCAAAGAGGTAAGGATCCATTTGTTTTCCCCGCAGAATTATATCCCTCTGTGGAAAATATATATGACCGCAAAAATTTGTATATACCCAATAACGAAGATTGTTTAATAAGGAGTGGTATAACGGATGTAGGAAAATTATTAAAAGACAGCGTATACAAAAAAATAATCGGATCTAAAACAAATCATATATCGGAAAAATATAAGGATGAAATTAAAGATCTGGTTATTTATCGAAATTATATGAGCTCATGGCAATATAGTAAATATAAAGAATTTACCAATAATCCGGATAATGTAGTTGGATATAATGTAAAACCAAGACAATTCGCGAATATTATATTCCCCGAAATAAGCGACGAGGGTGCTATTTCTGAAAACCCAAGTTTTGATAAAAACTTTAAAACACTTTTCAAAAAACAAAAAAGTAAAAAAATACAAATACATAAAGCTCTCGTAGAAGACGGGAAATCCATTTTACATTTGTCCAGAATAGGTAAATATTCTAAAAAAATTGAAAATATTTTAAATATAATCGATAAATCAGAAGGAATAGTATTTATTTACAGTCAGTTTTTAGACTATGGTGCTAAATTATTAGCTTATTGTTTAGAAGAAAATGGATTTAATCGATTTAATTGTAATTCAAAAGGAGTTGTACTAGAAAACCAAAATCTTCTGGATAATACGGTTTCTAAAAAATCAAAAAAAAAATATATACTCTTAGCGGGAAATACAAGCTCTCTTAGTATAAATAAGAATGTGTTAAATAAGCTGAAAGACCATAGCAACTCTTATGAAAATAAAGATGGGAAAAAAATAAAGGTTATAATAGGGACATCTGTAGTTGCACAGGGTATATCGTTTTTTAATATAAGACAAATACACATATTAGAACCCTGGTATAATATGAACAATAAAAAACAAATTACAGGCAGAGGAGTAAGGCGGTTTTCTCATAAAATGTTGGAAGAGGCGAAAAGAAATGTAACTGTTTATTTACACGCATCGGTGGCGCCTGAAAATTACCAAGCAAAAAATGCCGACGAATCTACTAAATTAATTGACGAGCATATGTATTCCCTGAGCCTTAAAAAATATAAAAACATTTTAGAAATATACCGAATTATGAAGCAATCTTCTGTAGATTGTAATGTAAATAAGAAAGGTAATATCTATAATACGTTGGAGGGGAATATAGAAATTATAGATTCTTTTGGTATAGAGAGAAATGTTCCTTTAAAAGACTTTGAAAACAGCATGACGTGTGAATATACTACATGTGATTATGATTGTATGGACAATATTAAACTGGAGGATATTAAAATTAGCGAATTAGATATAGACACGTATAATAATAATTTAATCCAGGAACAGGTGTTGACATGCAAAGAAGAAATTAAAAATATTTTTTTAAATGTAATAGGCAGCGATTTTAATAATTTAAAACAACGGTTAAGGGTAAAAATTAAATTTCCAGAGGATGAAGAAGATAATATTATAAAAAAATCGCTGTATTCTATTATAAGTAATAAAGATAAACTTTATAATAAAGTTGTAGGTAGTTATGGTTTATTAGAAAAAATAGTATCTACTCGTAAAGGAAGTAAAGAATATTATATTTTTCAAACTTATGATTCTGATTACATTGAGACATTAAGTTCAAATTATTTACCCAAGGTAAAAATCAAGAGCTCCTTTCCTATAACCGATATCAAAGTAGAAAAACCTATACATAAAAAGGTTAATAAAACAATAGATAATATGTGCGATTTATTATTAATATCTATATTTAATACATTATTGACGTATTGGCAAGACGCAGTTCCTGTATTAATGAAACAGGGTTTATGCGCGGGCGAAGAAGATAGAGAGAGAAAAATATTAGAAAATATATCTGAACAATTTAAAAAGACTGTATCTTTTAACAAACAGGATGGAGGGGAATTATTTTTAAAACATTTACAAGATGGTGGCTCAAGTCAAACGAAATTCGGATATGATGTAGCGGGTATTTTTGATTTTAAAAAAACTCCGGCTACAACAGATTTTATCGAATTAATAAAGGCACGGAGAAAAAAAATATTTGATTATAAATTTAACAATAGTAAAATAACAATTATTAAAGATGGAACTCTAGAAATGGCTGAAATAGTAAAACATAAACCAAGTAGTATGAAAATTAAATATACAAAAACATCACTAGGTGAGGAAAAAATTGAGTTATATAATAATACCACAGCAAATCCAGTTATAAAAGGAAACCAAAAAACAATATATAAAGATAGTGATATCAACCAATTTTATAGTGGGGAAATATCTTCATATTTACCAAATGTATATGATATTATATATAATCAATTCTTAACGTATATTGAAAATAAGCCATTAGAAATGAGAAATAATGATTTTAAAAATATATTCAAGGAAATATACGACGAACCTGTTGAAAATTTATTAGATCCTTTCTTCTTTTTTAATAAAACCGATAAAGACCTAAAATCAGATAAAAATATACCAAGTAAACGACACCCAACTCGACCACGTATAGATTTTAAAAATATAAATAACAAAACTACACTTAAGAAACAAGTGATTAGTATATTTTTTTATAGTTATTTCTCATCGAGAAGTTTAGACAGAGCATCTATAGGAATTTCACAAACCCACCCTTTCAATAAATTCTCTTATTTTTTAACAGAGAAAATGTATAAAGAAACCAGGGGTGAATCAGTTGACTCAGCGGACAACGATAAAATAAAATATCTATTAATACCCACCTCCTCTAAACCCAAGCCCAATAAAAAAGGTAAGAAAGTTCATGGTCGTGTTGGGCAGGATTATTTCGATATATTTACATTAAAAAATATAGATGAACCCTCTGACCGAGCCATTCCAATAAATGTCAAAAATTTAAATAATAATTTCTTTCCTGATATTTCTGACGAACCTTTAAAATCCCTAATATATGGATTTACATCTTTTAATAATAGTAAATCATCGTTCAAAATTGTAAATAAAGATCCTAAACTAGATGATAGTAATCAGATAATTAAAACAAAAACAGGGCGACGGTCTAAAAAAACAAACCGAACAGGTGCTATTTGTGGTCACGGGTTGGGTTGCAAGGATAAAGCGGATTTAGGTAAATTAATAAATGAATTAATTACCAGACTTATAAAAGACCCAATAGGAGACATTAATTCGTATAAAAAATATGGACCAGACAAACCCAAGAAAAGATGGCCCAGTATACCCCAAACTAATGATTTGTGTATGGAGTTGAAATGTTTATTAAGGCATATCGACCAATTGGGCTATGAAAATAATAGCGTTTCACCAAGAGTCCCTCTAAATAAAAATAAGAGGTATTTTTATCACGAACATATAAAACAAAAAATAGATAGAACTGTTGAAAATATAAAATAATTAGTTTAAATTTGATAATAAATAATTAAAAATAATTTCATAATATATTATATTATGGATATAACAAATATTGATAGCTTATATGTCCCATCAACCTTATCTATGGTGGAGATGATTACACCCGAAGATATATCAAATGTTTACAAGGATAATACCAATATAGAAGGGTATTTATCTAATAAAATTAAAAGCAAAATATGTAATAAATGTAATCACCAGGGGTTTATTAATGATGATATCTCTATCATAAATAGGAGTATTGGGAAATTAAATTCTACTCATTTTAATGGCGCGATTTACTATAATATTATGCTTAAAATACACGTATGCGTTCCTTTAATTGGTAGTTTAATAAAGTGTAAAATCATCGGAAAAAACGACGCAGGTGTGCTGTGTGAAATTAAGCCATTAAAAATTATGCTTTGTAGTAATCTAGATGACTTAGAGGAGTTAGAAATAGGATCAGATATATTGGTAGAAATTTTAAATTATAAAATAGTTATAAATGACGATAATATAAAAGTTTTAGGAAGATTAAAAAAATAGTGTTTATTTAAAGAAATATTACAATTAATTATAATATATGTCCCAAATCCCTTTTTTAATAAAAAAAAAATTAGAGAAAGATATGAAATTATTAGATAACAACGAATATAGCGAAGTATTAAATATATTAAAACAAAATCAGCAGAAATATTCGAGTAACTCAAAGGGGATTTTTTTTAATTTAAAATATGTAGATGATTCCACAATAAAAGATATTATAAAATTTGTCGAATTTTGTAAAAAAAATAAAATATATCTTGAAAAAAAAATTGTAAACCATAGTACTCCTGAAAGTCACCCCATGAACATTACAAATAATTTTCACGATGACAAGCAAGATATTACTATAGATATTGAAAATATATTAAAAAAACAAAGCAAAATCAGTAATAATTTTACATTTCAAAATTATATCGACAAAATTTCGATCGTGCCAAAAAAAGAGTTTAAAAATAAACAAATTAGTAAATATCCCGACATTATTAATATAAATAATGAATTTACTGGCTCTAATAACAGAATATTAAAAAAATGTAAAAATTTCGAAAGCTCGTATTTTCATAGTTCGAATGAAACAGATAATGCCAATTTTAAAAAAAATATTTTAGAACCGGAATTGAATTTAAGATAATTTTGATTTAAATAATTAAGTGTTTTATAATCATTAAGAAATGTATAAAAAACTTAATACCCTATTAGATAATTTATCAAGCACGCACTATAACGACTATAGTTCATATCAACCCAATTGTAGTATTAAAGTGTTTAAGTATACTGAACCCTTAAAATATACAAGTTTATTCAAGAATTTAATTAATTTATTCAAAAATGAAAAAACTAGTAATAATAAAACTACACAGAATAACAATAGGAAACCCCTTATTACACCACATCCAATAATCAGAACACAGTCCCCGGTAAACAGAGCAAAACCGAATGAATTTATACAAACAAATCCAATATTCTCGACTAAACCAGATATATTTAAATTGCAAAAATTTACAGGCGCGAATTATGGATTGGATAAGATTATACAAAATATCGAGTGTTATAGTGTTAAGGTTCCAAAAAGAAGTTTTGATTCTTACTCACAAATATTTTTAAAAGCAATCGATAATCGATTTTGCCTTTTACCTAAAACGGATATAATCCCATATTTAAAAAATATAAAATATAAAGTAATCGAATATTTTAATAAACATAACTATTTCAGATTATATAATTATTCTTCCAAAGATTTTAAAAAGTCAGATCTGGATAATGTATTTGCCAGTAATCTATCAATTAATATTGGTATGCTAAAAGTTTATGCAAATGTTTTTAAGACAAACCTGATATATTTTATGGAAAACAAACCCCGTTTTATAACTAACTTTAAAAATAATTTTGCTACAGTAATAGTTTTTGAAAACGCGAATGATTTGGGAGTGTTGCGAAAGAGGAAGGGGTTTATTCGTGGCGAAGAATTAGGTGATATTTTAAATATTGATAGGAAATTGAGAACTAGTGAATTAGAAAATATTAAACTACCCGAGTTACATAATCTTAGTAGAATGAAAAATATAGATATTAAAAAACAAGGGAAAACAAAAAAAATCAATAAAACAAAATTAGAATTAATAAATGAATTAACAGTAATTCATTAAATATGATTAATAATTTTTATTTTAAGAGTTTATTATATAATAAAGTAAAATGTCTATACCTTACATAGATTATAGTTCTTTAAAATTAATTACTAGAAAACCTAAAAAAGAAGATAAAATAATACTGTATAATTCTAACGGTATATCTTTACATGGTGATGGCGATAGTGAAATTGTTAAATACCTAAAAGACAATATAGTATTTATTATACAGTCAAATATAATTACCGAAGATGGAATCGATAAGAAGTTCATATTGGTGAAGGCTGAAAATCCAGCGGAAGTGGTAATGCCTGTTAACGATGATATTATCCTTAAGGTTCATGTTAATAATATAAGACAAATATTAACAGAAGACAACGATGGTGATTTTCTCGATGGTGACATAACTCCTATAAGAGTTGGTGCTGATATTAACTACCTATTTTCGAAAGAATTATATCCTCGTTATAAATTAGATGATATTTGTGAAGAAAATGATATTAAATTACTAAATATTTATAGTAATAACATTAAAGAAAACTATAATGTCCCAGAGCTAGAGACGGAGCTGAGAATTTTCCAAGATATGTATGAGTATGGAGGTATCAACAATACTTTAAATAGTCACCAATTTAATAAAATATTATCAACGCTGGATAAAAGTGGGTGTTTTTATAATATCGATGACAAAGCCAAAGAAAGTTTAGATATATTAGTCAGCCCGTCAATCCCTAATTTAAGATTTACCATTAAAGGGCGGGAAAATATTATCAAATATTGTTCGAATAATATTATTCCTAAAAATAAAAGTGTTGAGGCTATTTTTAAATCTAAATACGAATATAAGTCAGATGACGCTGAATTGTTCGGAGGTGATTTAGAAAATTATTACAGAAACCATTACAGTCGAAGAACTGACCGCGATTTTAAGGAAGGAGTCTTTAATTTATATAGTTTAAGGACTAAATTGGGTGGAAAATTAGAAATACCTTTGGAATTAGACAGTTCTGGAAAAAATTGGATTTTAAATCGAGATAATATTTCGAAGTTAAAAAATATTAATAGTGTTTTAAATATGGCTGAAAGGGATATTAAAAGATTTAATAGATTAGAAAAAGAAAGAGGGACAAAATATCTTAAAATATTTCGTCTTAAGTCGCGGACCTCATTTATGTATAATTCAGTAATTAAAATCGATTTAACTAAAGTAAAAAGTTCAAAAGAAGAAGTTTTTGAACAGGGGAGAACTATCGATATTAATTTATCCCCAAAATACAATTTTATTGAATCTGACGTAGTTGGTCAAAATGAAAAATATGAGGTTGAGATTGAATTAATAAATACTATAAACTTAACGAAAGATGAGTTGGCGTATAATATCCATACTGCATTAAATATAATAAAATATATGAACTGTATTGTAAATGAAAGACCAGGGTTTACTCATACTAATTTAGAAGATAATGTGCTATTTACCTATAAGAAACATATACAAGATTTACTCGAAACGCGTGCTACTTACTGGGCAAGTGAAACCGGTAAAAGTAGATTCTACAAAAACAGAAACCCCAATTATTATATATCACCTAAAGTAAAATCTTTAGAAATACCAGAAGTTCAGGCGTCAGTAGCCACTAATACTAAATCAAGTGATAAAAGTATTATGACTGGTTATACTGTAACCGAAAAGGCGGATGGTTTGGCACAAATGCTCTATGTCTATTCTTCTAAAACATACAATAAAACTAATATAGAGCCCAGTTTTCCTAAAAACATTACAGCTATGCCTGAATTAGATGGTTACCTATTCTGTATAGATTCTAATATGAAAATATACAATACTTATATTAAAATACCAGGCGCCGAGCAATGGAGATTAGATAATAATCCGGGGGGTAAAAGTTCCCCACGCCTTGCTCCAACAGATGTAACCAACCAGTTTAAAGTATATCTATTTAATGGTGAATATTTAAATTATGATAAGTTTGGGGGTCATATGAATAAATTTGGTATTTATGATACATATATGTATGGATATTTGGATTCTTGGCAAAACCCCCTTCAATTAGATAATGCCGATTATTCCGATATAGAAGTTCCTGTTTCAAGAGTGGGTAAGGCGAATAGATTTGTTAATAAATTAAAATATTCAATACAAGAACCATCGGCGGTTAATTCATTATTAAAGTATGATTCTCCTGAAATATTTTGTAAAAAATTTTATGTAGCTGACGACACTAATACAATATTCGAACAATCTGATAAAATTTGGTCTAAAAAGGATTCATTTGAATATAAATTAGACGGATTAGTTTATACTCCGGCTAATGAACCAGTTGGGTATAATCCAAAAAATGACGATTATATGTTAGTTCCCTATAATACTTGGGATAGAAATTTAAAATGGAAACCCCCACACGAAAACACTATAGATTTCTTAATTAAGTTTAAAAAGTATAAAATTAATAGCTATAATGGGACAGTAATATATAAACGAGAAATAAAAGGTAAATCGCTGAGCGAGGATAAATATTACGTGGTAGAATTTTATACAAAGGGTAAGGTTAATGGTGAATTTAAACCGGTAAGATTTAATCCACCTGGATATGATGCTGAAGAATGCGAGGGTCTTTTTAAAATAAATATAAACGACGAAATAGTAGACAAGGAGGGAAATATAGTAAACGATGACACGATTGTTGAAGTTATTTACGACCCAACTAAGAACTTTTATGAACGGTGGGGGATTTTAAGAACCAGATATGATAAAACGTATCAATATAAAAATTTAATTAATTATCAAAAAAATGTATTTAAAAAAATACAAAAGGCTAAATCTATATGGAATAAAGCTAGAAATAATACAGAACGAAAATTTTTAGAAAAGGTTAAAAATATGCATTTAACTAAAAGGATTAAGGGGAAATATATCAGAATAAACAATATAAGGGATATCGATAAATATTACATCGACTATTCAGATATCCAATCTAATAAATATAAATATAATTTTGGTAATTCGGATTTTGTTGCGAAAAAGATATGGGAATCTATTCATACCCCTATAACAGATACGGCTATAACAACAGGGAAAGGATTGCCCTTAATGGAAGAAATGGACACCATCTATTATTCGGCACCATACGAATCACGGAGTAAATCCCTGACCATTAATTTACAAAATTATCATAATAGATATATTAAGGGTGAGAAATTATTAGGTCATACTGCTAACTTAATTAGAGATGATAGAGGAGTCAAGGCAGATATAAGTTTACTTGATTTGGCCTGTGGTAAAGGGGGTGATATGTGGAAATGGAATAAATATAAGATAAACGATTGTGTCGGAATTGATATATCAGAGGATAATATAACTAATGATGACGACGGCGCCTGGGTCAGGTATAAAATTTTGAAGGATAAGCGTAACGCCCCATCTATTGAATTCCGAGTTTTAAATACTTCTGAGAATGTTAAATCACATTTTCCAGAATTACTACCAGTTGAAAGAAAATTCGATATAATAACTTTAATGTTCGCGTTGCATTACTTTTTCAAGGATGAGGCCTCTTTGGATGGATTAATTAAAAATATCGTAGAAAATATTAAAGAGGGAGGGTATTTTATTGGTGCGTGTTTTGATGGTCAGTTAATTTATGATAAATTAGATTCAACCAGTTCTTTGGAATTTTCGAGAGGGGATCAGACTTTATTAAAAATAGATAAATTATATCCTGATGACCATACATTTATGGACGATAGCAGTAGTTTAGGGCTCACTATATCGGTGAATATGTATAGTATTGGCACGGAAAACGAGGAATATCTAGTCAATTTCAATTATCTAACTAATAAATTAGCAGAATTCGATATTTCACCAATTGAAATCGAAAATTTTAGTAATATCGATTTACCACCAGCGATTAAATCGCATCTAAACTTAAAATCGTTATCACCAGAAGAGAAGGAAATGTCTAATTTAAATAACATATTTATATTTCAAAAAAATAAATCGACATCAAAATAGTTGAAGACAAACATCTTAATTATCATATTTTTTTCTAAATCTAAAGAATTTATTATTATTTAATATAGTTTAATGGAATTATTAGAAAAAAATATTATTAAAATAGAGAACACCGATTCTACTGATATTATATATGGATTACTTACCTCAGCAGTTCCACCAAAAGAAGCATTTAATAAAGAAGTCATAACAATATTGAATATCTCTAAGAAAAGTATAGAAGAGGTTAATAATATAAAAAAATGGGATTATAATAAAAAATTATCAAACCCATTCGAATTAATAAATAGATACGTCAAAAATAAAAATTTAAATCTAGGAATAGCCGATTATAATTCTATAAGTAGGGCTTTCTATAAATTTTGGGAAATTTTGTTTGATTTTGATTTAATAGATAAAGGTAATCCCTCTATAACTTATGCGGCATTAGCAGAGGGGCCCGGTGGATTTGTTGAAGCATTTAATTTTTATAGACGGAAATATTCCACCAACAATACAGATATAATAAACTGTATTACACTAAAAGATACCGATAATTCGAATATTCCTTCTTGGAAAAAAATAAGTGGGTGTAATTATAATATTTCTTGGGGAAGCGATGGGACGGGGGATTTATACAAATTAGAAAATATATTATATTTTAGTAAATTATTTGATGGTAATAAAGCCGACCTAGTTTCCGCTGATGGTGGATTTGATTTCTCTACAGATTATACTAACCAGGAGCTATCTGCTCAAAAATTAATATTTTGCGAGATGATCACAGGTCTTTCAATATTAAAAAATAGAGGACATATGGTA